AGTGTAACTGGTGTTACTACTGTTAGTAATGATGTAGTTTTTACAGGTGCAACTTCTAATGCAAGATGGGATTATTCTACAAGTGATTTAATATTATTTGATAATACTCGATTAGAATTTGGAAGTAATAAAGATTTTGAGATATGGCACGGAGGTGCTCATACATACTTAAAAAATAGTGGCGGTGATCTTAGAATTCGTGGTGATAAAATATTACTTAAGAAAGAAGATGACACTGAAAGATATCTTGAAGCCACTGCTAATCAAGATGTAAAATTGTTCTTTAATGATGTTGAAAAAATGGCTACTACTGTAGATGGTGTTAATGTACTTGGAACCTTAACTGCCCAATTGATTGATGGAGGCTCGTATTAATGGCAAAACCAACCACCAGACAGGAATTAGTTGATTATTGTTTAAGACAACTAGGTGCACCTGTTTTAGAAATAAATGTAGATGACGATCAAATTGATGATTTGGTTGATGATGCTATTCAGTATTTCAACGAGAGGCACTTTGATGGTGTTGAGAGAATGTATTTGAAATATCAAATAAGTGATGATGATATTAAAAGGGCAAGTGGAAGTGGAACAGATGGTGTTGGGATAGTTACAACAACAGGAACTGCAAATGTAAGTGGAGTTGGAACAATAACCTCTAACTTCTATGAGAACTCTAATTTTATTCAAGTTCCAGATTCTGTCGTAGGAATTGAAAGAATATTCAAATTTGACACAAGTTCAATATCAGGTGGAATGTTCAGTATCAAGTATCAATTGTTTTTAAATGATTTGTATTACTTTAATTCAGTTGAATTACTTCAATATACAATGACAAAAAGATATTTGGAAGATATTGACTTTTTATTAACCACAGATAAACAAATAAGATTTAACAAGAGACAGAATAGGTTATATTTGGATATTGATTGGAAAGCACAATCAAAAGATACTTTTTTAGTTATTGATTGTTTTAGAGCATTAGACCCTGAAAATTTTACAAAAGTTTTTAATGATAGTTTCTTAAAGAGATACTTAACACTTTTGATTAAAAGGCAATGGGGATTAAATATGATGAAATTTAGTGGAACTCGATTACCAGGTGGAATTGAGTTAAATGGTAGACAATACTATGAAGATGCAGAGAGAGAATTGGCAGACATAAAACAAAGAATGTCTCTCGAATACGAGTTGCCACCTCTCGATTTTATAGGATAGTGACACATGGCATTAAATCCCTTCTTTCTACAAGGATCTAAAACTGAACAATTTTTACTGCAGGATGTAATCAATGAGCAGTTGAAAATTTATGGTATAGATGTCTTCTATCTACCTAGAAAAATTTTTAAAACTGATAATATTATTCGAGAAGTTCAATCATCAAAGTTTGATGATTCTTTTATTCTTGAAGCATATTTAAATAACTATGAAGGTTACAATCCAAATAGTGATTTAATGACTAAGTTTGGATTAAGATTAACAAATGAAGTAAGTTTAACAATATCAAGAGAAAGATTTGAAGATTTTATAACACCATTCTTAGAAGGTATTTCAGCAGGTATTAAAGAAGGTCTCATAACAGATTACACTTTTGAGGATTTAATTAATCGACCAAAAGAAGGGGATTTAATATATTTTCCTCTTGGTGAGAGATTATTTGAAATTAAAAGAGTTGAATCAGAAAAACCATTTTATCAATTAGGTAAAAATTATACTTATGAACTAAGTTGTGAATTGTATGAGTATGAGAATGAACTTATTGATACTTCAATTGAAGAGGTCGATAATACTGTTGAAGATGAAGGTTATATTACAACTGTTAATTTAGTTGGAGCTGCACTTACATCATCAGGAACTGCTGTAATAGGTGGAACTGGAATGATTGGATTTATATCATTGACAAATGATGGTTTTGGATACAAAACTGCACCATCAGTTGAAATATCACCACCAGCGTCTGGATCAAGAGCAACAGCAGTGGCAATCACAACATCATCTGGTGGTGTTAAGTCTCTGAAAGAAATAAGAATCTTAAATCCTGGTTCTGGGTATGATGCAAGTAATCCACCATTAATTATTTTAAATGGTGGTGGAGGTGCTGGTGCAGCAGTTACGTTTGGAATTGTTGATAGTGGTATTTCAACAATAACTAATCTTGTTAGAGGTAAGGGTTATTATGTCGCACCCACAATTACATTTACTGGATCAACTGGTATTGGTGGTACAACTGCAATTGGAACAGTTGTTATTGATGATAGTGGTTCAGTAAATAGAGTTGAATTTAACAATGTTGGTTCTGGATATACAGTTGCTCCAACAATAGCATTTTCTGGTATTTCAACGACTGGGGTTGGGACATATTTCTATAATGAAGTTGTCACTGGATCACTATCAGGAACTACTGCAAGAGTTAAAAACTTCAAGAAACGTGTTGATATAGATGCGGTGAACCCACCAATTGAACTACAAGTATCTCTAAATAGTGGAAGATTTAGTGCTGGAGAAGTAATTGTAGGATCTATCTCATCAGCTAGATATGTTGTAGAATCTTATAGTGACGACAGTTTTGACAATGCTTTTGACTCAAATAAAGAGATAGAAACTGAATCAGATTCTCTACTTGACTTTACAGAGAACAACCCATTTGGAGATTATTAATGTTAGGTACTTATTATTATCATGAAATTATTCGCAAAACGATTATCGGTTTTGGTACGCTATTCAATGAAATTTTTATTAAACATGAAAATATTGATAACACTACTTTAGATGAAACTAAAGTTGGTCTTGCATATGGACCACAGCAAAAGTTCTTTGCAAAAATTAGAGAGCAAGCAAACCTAACAAAAGCAGTTGCTATAACTCTTCCAAGAATGTCATTTGAAATGACATCAATTCAATATGATGCGTCTCGTAAATCTGGTATTACTCAAACATTCAAAGCGTCTGATGGCACTAACTTGAAAAAGGTATTCATGCCTGTACCATATAATATTGGATTCGAACTTAGTATATTTTCAAAATTAAATGATGATGCTCTACAAATCATCGAACAGATATTACCATTCTTTCAACCATCTTTTAATATTACAATCAATTTAGTCAGTTCAATTGGAGAAAAAAGAGATGTTCCAATTGTTCTAGACAATATTTCATTTAGAGATGAGTATGAGGGAGACTTTACGACAAGAACAGCATTAATATACACATTGCAATTTACTGCAAAAACATATCTATTTGGTCCTGTTGCTGATACAAGTGATGGACTAATTAAGAAGGTTCAAGTGGATTATGCAGCGGATACAGCAGCGTCGGCAAGAAGACAGGTTCGTTATGTTGCCACACCAAAAGCACTTAAAGATTATAATAACGATGAAACTACAACAATTACAGAAGATTTAACAACTACTGAAACTAGAATAAGTGTAACAACTTCTTCATTACTAAGTGTCAATGATCGAATTGTGATTGATAGTGAAATTATGAAGATAAAACAGATAGTTGACTCAACAACAATTATTGTTAAGAGAGGATTTGATAGTTCAATTCCTGCACAACATACAGCAACTACATTTATAAATCTGTTGACAACTGCTGATGATGCTGCAATTGTTCCAGGTGATGACTTTGGATTTAATGAATTTGATTCATTCTTTGATGATGGCAAATCATATAGTCCCACAAAACAAAGTGATGTATAATGAATACCATGTCAAGTTACGATCCTATTGATGAAGCACTAAACACTCATACTGAAGTTGAAGCGATTGTGCCCTCAAAGAAAGAATTAAAATTAGAAAAGAAAGAAAAAAAATCTGAGGACATTGAAAAAGATTATGAATATACTCGTGCTAACTTATATTCTCTAATTGAAAAAGGACAAGAATCACTAAATGGTATATTGGAACTTGCAGGGGAAAGTGCAAGTCCAAGAGCATATGAAGTTGCAGGACAGATAATCAAGTCAGTAGCAGACACAACAGATAAGTTATTAGATTTGCAGAAGAAAGTAAAGGAAGTGGATGAAGATAAGAAACAAACAACAAATACAGTCACAAATAATGCTCTATTTGTAGGGTCAACATCAGACCTATCAAAAATGATAAAGAAACAATTTCTAAATAATAAAGATAACACTAAGTAAATCGTGGATTTAGCACAAAGAAAACAACAACTTCGTTTAAAACAAGTCGATGCTGTCAAAAAATTTAGACAGTCAAATATGTCGGTTTCTGCTGCTACACAAAAAAGAAAGGAGAGAGAAGAAATGAAAAAAGAAGTCAGAAAAGAAATTGAAAATGAAACTCAGAATGAATCAATTGATATTGAAAACTCTGATGGAAATCTCTATGCAAGAGTAATTGATATTTTAGGACCAGCACATATGAGACCTGTTGTATCAAATGGTGTATGGAAAGGAACTGAGCAAATATCTGAAATGAATGGTCAGGCAGAAGATCCACAGAAAGAAGATCCAGCAATAAAGGCAAAGCAAAAGAGAGCAGATCAAATTAAAAAACAAGTATTACTTAAAAAAATACAGGCAGTAAGGTCTGGTGGTGGAGAAAATATAATGGCATCATATGAACCATCAAATTGGAGAGCAGATAAAAATATGAGATTTAATAAGTTGATGGATAGGTAAACATCATGTCTGATAATGTATATCTTGGAAATCCTAATTTAAAAAAAGCAAATACACCAATCGAATTCAGTGAAGAAGATGTCATTGAATTTGTAAAGTGTAAGGATGACCCTGTTTATTTTGCAAGAAAATATATAAAAATTGTGTCTCTTGATGAAGGATTAGTTCCTTTCAACATGTATGATTTTCAAGAAAAGTTAATTGATAGATTTCATACGAATAGATTTAACATATGTAAAATGCCTCGACAGACAGGTAAATCCACAACCTGTATTTCGTATCTCTTACATTATGCAGTTTTTAATGATAATGTTAATAT